AGAAAATACGACGGAATGAGGATTCAGATACACAAGAAAGGCAGTAATATCAAAATATTCTCATTCAATAAGAAAGACATCACGGACAAATGCAAAAAGCAAGTCGATGAGTTGAAGAAGAAGCATTTCGGTGATTGCACATTAGACGCTGAACTAGTTGGATTCAAGGGAGAAGAAGCAGTCCATCGTGTCGATGTAGTCACTCATATATTCAAGAAAGAGGTTCCTGAGTTGGAACTGAAGGCACACGTATTCGACATCATGTACCATGAGGATAGGATTGTGGCGGAGGAACCCCTGAGAGAGAGGATAAACGTCCTGTTCTACCAATACTCACAACACTCAACCGAGAATCTAGCATTCCCCTCCAAGAAGGATACGAGGATAGCAGATTCCATCGAAGAGGTGAATAAATACTCTGAGGATATCATGGAACTACCCGCATCTGAGGGAGTGGTAATCAAGGATATAGAGTCAACATACTATGTGGGGATACAGAAGAACCCCAAGTGGATTAAGTGGAAGAAGTTCGTTGACTTGGATGTCGTGGTGCTTGACAAGAAGAAGACGAACAGCAATCTCTTCTCATACTCATTGGGCATAGGGCCAGTAACCGCTGAACAAGCGAGAGAGAACAAAACAGTGGATATGGATGATGTCGCATATATCCCTGTAGGCAGGGCATTGAATACGAAAGAGTCTGTCGATGTGGGTTCAATCGTGAGAGTGAAGGTAGACGAGGTTAGAAGAAACGGCAAGGGATACTCACTATACTCTGCCAAAGTCATAGAGATACCTGAAGTGAAGGAATCAGACAAACTACAGACGTTGGAGTTATTGGCTGATGAGAGCAAGAAGTCTCTCATAGAGGAATCGAAGGACTACTCTGTCAGGATGGAGGGACTGAAGAAAGCGATAGTCACTGATGGAATACACGGCGATGCTGAGATAATACTCAAGTCGGACTTGGATGGGTTTCAGGTATATGGCATCGAGGGAGATGACCTGATGGCTAAGAATGCCCTATACGACATAGACATATGGAAAGAGGAACTCACTGAGGTAATCAAGACCATACGCTCAGAACTTAGAAATGGAATATTTCAATTCTTAAAAGAAAAGGGTAAGCCAATGCCATACAAAGACATTCTAGAATTTGTCAAGGAAAAGCACGAAGATAAGTTTGAGGGATATGCTTTTGATGGCGACCAAGAGAAGTTCAAGAAGTGGATGATGAATCAGAATCATTTCGTATATGATAAGGCAAAGGACACATTCGAGGAAAATGAAGAGGTCATTGCGAAGGACGCTACTCAGAAGATGGGGAAGTTCGTCGTTAACAAGAGGAAGGATGACAACCTAGACTTGGTTCTAATGTATGATGACATGAGATTCGGTTGGACTATCGATATAGAAGACACCGAGGATATATTCAATCTGTTCGGCAAATCGAACAAATACCCTGCCGAGATATCCACTAACCTACAGGGCGGAGACAAGTTAGACGAGGGGGAAGTAGAGTTCGGGGTGCAACGGCATGGGTATCATGAATACAGATTGAACGGTGACAAGTTCAAGACAAGACTACATGCTAGAGTAGTTCCTATAGACGGAGAGGATTCTTGGATTGTATTCACAGGGATAAAGCAGGAGATGCTGGATTCGTCAGAAGATGATGGTTTGATTGACATAACTAAGGATAGGAATAAAAAGTTAACACTATCTAATGGTGAGTGACGATTCTATTAAATACCATAAATGTAAATAAGCGCAATCGTGCTAGAGCAACCGATTAGAATTGTTAGGCAAGTCGAGACAGACTTCTCTATTCTAAAAGCCGATAATCTAGTAATAGGTGGCTATGCTTCTATAGAGGTAGTTGACAAGCAAAACGACCTAATAACACTAAAGGCTCTAAATGAGGCTGTAGTGAAATTCATGGATGACAAGAAGTTTAGGAACGTCATGTCGAACCACTCCAATGTTCAGGTAGGAGAGGTAATAGAGTCCTACAGAGATACCAACGGAACTGTTCACAAGACCCATGTTGATGATGTTGGGTTCTATGTCGTAATAAAACTAAGAGATGACATAGAGAAGGCCAAGGAAATATCAAGGGGAATCCGAAAGGGAACCCTACGCTCTTTCAGCATCGGTGGTCAGGCACTATCGAAGCAGAAGAGGAACAACGACGAGTTTGGGGAGTATAATGAAATCGACAAACTCGAACTACACGAAGTCACAATTTGCGAGAAGGGCATAAACCCCGAAGCAAAATTTGACGTATTGAAAGAAGACAAAGGTGAAAAAATGACTGAGAAGTTAGAAAAAGCCCTTGCTGAACTCAGTACCTTGATGAAAGAGGTTGATGCCCTTTCAAAAGAGGAACCCATGGACGAGAAGGCCATGATGGATGAGAAAGCAATGGGTGAAGAAAAAGAAATGATGATGACTGAAAAAGAAGACGAAGAAGTGGAAACAATGGACATGGACGCAGAAGCCAAGGCTCTTGATGAGGATTCAACAAGAGATTACGAGGCTGGCGAAGAGGTTGTTAGCGGTGGAAGGCCAACAGCAGCCCCTAAGCAACTCGGTCCAATCTCCAAGGGACTTGAGAGCGGTGACTTCACCACTCTTGACCTATCCATTGAGAACGTCGAGAAAGCATATGAGCAGTTTAAGGCTGAGCAGTTGGAGAAACTAGCATACGATTCTCTATCTAAGCAGTTCGAGACTCGATTTGCTAACGAGATGGACATGAAGAAATCTCTTGCTGAGAGAGCAGAATACGATGCACACGCTGAAGTATCCGCACTCAAAGAAGAGTTTGCTGAACTACGCAAGTCTCTAACAGAGAGGAACGATGCAATCGTAAAGGCAGCAGTGCCTTCTCTCCCTGAAGAGGTACTAGAATCCGTTGAGAATATCGCCAACATGTCGTGGGACGACATACACAAAATGGCGGGGAACTACTGAGGTGAAAAGAAATGAGTGGATATATTAAAACGATGAGAGATTTAGAAAGTTCTTCATATGGACTTACTGGCGGTGCTGGTAATGCTCTATTGAAGAGTCAGGCTGTAGTTGGTGGCCTTGGTACTGCACACGATGGCGGTACTTCGCTACTTACCGGATTAACCGGCACAGCAGACCTATACAACGTCCTTTACGGACAGAAAGTTTGGTCGATGCTTAACCAAGAGGTTAACGCATTGTCTATGGTTGCTAAAAGACCATACACATCATCTGGATGGAGGGTTCTAAAGAGCCGTCCTCAAGGTGGCAGTGGTTCGTCCTTTAGCGTTACATCCGGCGGAGCAGCAGGTTCAACCTCTCCTGACCCGGCTATCATTGGTGGCGTTGCAGAAAACGCTTCTCTAGGTGGCACTGGTTTCGAGGCTCTTGCTCCTGAGTATGACAAACTGTTTGTTAGCCCAAAGACTGTGGCTCATCTATTCGAGTTCTCTGAACTTGGTATGGAACTTGCTGCAATCGATGACGGTGTAGGTGACATCAGAGCAATAGTTCGTGAGGACATGGGTAAGCATCACGCTGAGTCCCAGAACAAGATGCTTCTAATGCCATTCGAGGCATACGGAGTTGACTCTGACGATAACACATCGCCAACTGACGACCTATCTCAGAACTATACTTCGCTACTGAAGATTGTTTCATCTGAGGCTGAAATTGAAGCAATGGCTGTTGCTGGCTTTATCGGTTCTGCCGATAACACCATCGAGAACGCCGCTGCTGCAATGAGAACACTATACGGCAAAGACAGAGGCGCAACTGGAAATGGATATCTAGACGCTGTTATCAACTTCGGTGACGGATATGCAGCGGCTGACGCAAGGCTACTAACACTAAGCCTACTCAACAGCGTTATCCGTGAAGTGCGTGAGAACGGTGGAAACACCAAGGTCATGCTAACTGGATATGACACTGTTCAGGCTATTGGCGACTTACTACAGTCCCAAGAGCGATTCATGGACAGAAGGGAAATCGTGCCAACACACAACGGTGTTCGCGGTGTATCAGGTGCAGAGGTCGGCTTCAGAGTCGCTTCGTACTACGATATCCCAATCATTCCATGCAAGGATATGACCAAGACATCGCATTCAGGCGTGTCTGCTGGTAACAAACTCAGCGACATTCTGTTGCTAGACACTGACCACCTATGGCTATCTGTCATGAAACCAACCCAATACTACGAGGATGGTATCACTAACGGAAACCCATTCGGTGTTGGTAAACTCGGAAACCAAGGAATGTACAGGACAATCGGGGAAACCTGCTGTTCATTCTTCAAGGGACAAGCCAAGATTACGAACCTAAAGAGTGCGTGAGGTGATTAAGCATGGCATTAGCATACACAGTTACTTCGCTTGCCGACCATAAAGGCTACACTGGCCCAAAGGCTGTTGGCGACGAGTTTGTTGTTGATGCTTTGATAGATGTAACGTCAATAGTCGCAACAGGGTCAATAATCCCTGCTTCGGCTCTTGGCCTATCATCTGTTCATTGCGTATCAATCACAGGTTGTGACAACGCTAACGCAGTATTGCCATCAGTAGAGATTAGTGCCGCAGGTGCTTATGAGAGTAGCACATCCTTTGCTCTCATGTTCACTGCATTAGACGGAACTAACGCTACATTGAGCAATGATGCTAACGGCGGCTCTGTCAGAGTCCGTGTTTACGGTAATCTCTAAATAGAACAACGAAAAGTTTAGTCCTGTCCCTCCTTTTTAGGGGGGGCGGGGCTACAACATAATTGCAGGTGCATTTAGATGGTTAAAATACAACTAAAGAATAAATCAAGAGATGAGCCTTTAATACTCAGAAGAGGCGGAGTAACATACAGTATTACTTCGTCAGAAGAGGTAGATATGCCTCTAGCATATGCCGCATACGTGGTTGGAGATGCTATCAAATATCGATTCAGCGCATCAGATAAGTCTGATTTGCTTTCTGCCAGTGGCGACCTAGAGCGCGTTATTCTAAGGCTAGAGAACGAGGTGTCATTAGACGCCATCGTCACTAAACATTTCCCAAAGAAACTTTCCTCGATTAAGGCGAAACCCAAACCAAAGGCTGAAGTGAAAGAAGAGCCTGTTGTAGAGAAAGAAGAGCCTGTTGTAGAAGAGGAAAAACCCGCTCCAAAGAAGAGGGGAAGACCCCCTAAGAAGAAGACCGACGATGCTTCTCCTAAGCCCAAGGTAAAGAAAACTAAGAAAACCGTCACCAAGGAGGAATAGGCATGGCGTGTAATTCCAGTGGGGTTAAAACAGCAAGCACAGTGATATCGAAAGACAGATGCAAACTAGTCAGCGTACATGCATCAGGTTTCAGTAGCACAGGCACAATCAAGATATTCAACAACACCGCAGCAAGCGGAACAGAACTCGTAAGACTGTCATTCGATGCAGCGAAGCAAGTCGCTGTGGAATACGACATGCATGGAGTAATAGCAAATGGGGGGCTTTACTTGGAGATAACCGGCACTGCTGCTGTTTCTGTGGAGTTCGCCTGATATGAGTTACAATACATTTGAGGATGATACTCGCCTCGTCATGACAATTCTATTCGTCGGTGCTGTGAGCGGTGTCAACGTATACTTCTTCGCTACCTTCGGCTCTGCTTTCCTAAGCGTATACGGTCCCTATACCCTAGCAGTGCTATTCGGGGTATTGACAGTCGGAGGAATAATGATTCTAAAATCCCTGTTCGACTTGGTTCTGAACGAGTACATCGAGGATTTCCTACTACAGAGAAGCATCAACACCTATTGGGCTAGGAAGGCCAAAGACGAAGAGAACCGCAAGAGGGTTCGTGAGTCTATGCGTCAGTATGAAGAGTTCAGGTTCAGGCCAGCAATTCAACAGCCACAGCAGTTCGTAGATGAGAACGTGATAAATCCGTCCTTCTTGATGACTGAACAGTGAGAACATGCTAGACCAACTATTGATGGGCATCGATGAATCGACTCTCGCATACGATTTGCAGAGAGCGCATTCAGCAGACCTGATGTTCATGAGATTCAGATTTTGGTTCTGGGGATTCATATCAACGATAAGCGGATTCGTGGTAGGGCATCTAGTGGCTTTATTAGGAGTCAATATCTTCTCAGGAGCATGGGAGGGGCTTGTTGATTTTTGGCATCATTTGTTCTGAGGTGATGAAATGTCCTTGATGGCTGGTTTCGCAATAGTGGTTGTGGAGGCAGTTGGTAAACTATACAGCAAACTACACGCGGTC